AACTCTTCAACAGCCTTTTTAAATGCGTTGATACGTTCCTCAATTTTAGCCCATAGCTTTGGGTCTCTTTCGATTATGTGTTCTTCAAGTCTATTTTCGTCAAACTCGAGATTAAAATAACTCTCGTCGTTTTCTAGCTCATAATCTATACCTTTATAAAAGTCAGCTGGTCTTTTATATCCTACAAGTCTACATCTAGGTTGATTAAACGTTTCCATATAAAATTGGCATTGTGGGGCGTAGTACTCTACGTCTAACTCTTCGCCAAAAGTCTTAATCTCTAAAATTGGTATATCAGCGTTGCGGTCTATTCCGTCAGTATTTCCTCTATATCCACGCTCGCTATCAATAATAGTATCCTCTAAATAAGTAACCCCATTGATAGTATTTATATAGTCTCTAATAACTGGCTCCATAATTTGACCGTACTTTGTAAATTGGTTACCAGTAAAAGGGTTAGGTATAATACCAGCTTTTTGTTTAGCAAACTCAAATACGCTTGTACCATATTTAGCATTAAGTCCTAAGATACTTGGTAAATCACTACCACCAACGTATTTATGGCGGTCTATTGTTACGTTAGGGTTTGCCATTATTCAGCCTCCTTAGTTCCTACAAAGTTTTTAATAAAGTCAAACTCTTCGTCCTTACAATGTAGTTGTTTTAATATACCTTTTTCAGCTCCAGCTAAAGTAAGTAGTAAAGATAGTCTTTGACCCTCAACCTCTATTTTAGCTCCGCCGTTTTCTCCTTTTTCTACTGAGATTTTACAAGGTTGCTCTAAAGCCTCGTCTAACATCTCGCTAAACTTATTTTTAACTTTTGTTAGGTCTTTACTTTCCATTATTTCTAATAACTCCTTAATGTTTCCCAACATTTCTTTAATATCTTTATCCATTTTATAATTTCTCCTTTTCCCATAAGTTATAATTAAAATCTTGTTTACTATCTAACGCCGTGTATATATCAGCCTCGATAGTATTTTCAGTAACAAACTTATAAGCTGTTACTTTTTTGTTTTGCCCGTTGCGGTAACAACGCCCGTAACTTTGGTAAAACTCGGTGTAGCTCTCGGTTGGACTAAAGTAAACTATTATATTAGCATACGTAAACTCCACAGCCTCGCTACCACTTTTGTAATTGGCAAGTGTTACAGTATTTTTAATCTTGTCCCACTCGTCCTTTTTGGGATAATTTTTTTCAGCACCATTACAAATATAAATTGTTTTGCTGTTCAGTACTGTTTTAAGGCGTTCAATTTCTTGGTCGTAGTTGTAAAATATAACTATATTGTCGTTTGTATTTTCTACAAACTCCTTAATATAATCTATCTTACTATCCAAGTTAGCGTTAAGCCTTAAGCCGTGCCTTAATTTCATTTGATTATCGTATAGGGTTTCGTCGTATATTCTATCTTTTTTAATTATTTTATAAATTGTACTTGGTTTAAAGTGTACCTCTTCAAATACTAACGGTGGTAAATCAGTAGCCTCGTCTTTACTTAATCTACGTGATATAGATTTCCACATATTAGTTAATTTTGTCTCATTTCTCCAACCTATAATCTCTAAATAGCCATAGTCCATAGATGTAATAGCATTATTCTTTATAAATTGTGTCTTATTTTTAGTAAGACCAAACATTTTAAAGTAGTTAATGCTATCCTCCCAGCCGTTAGGTATAGGAGTGGCACTAAGTAATATAAAACCACTTGCTATTTTGCTTAAGTTATATCCAGCCTTACCCCAAACTCCAGTTGAGTTTTTTAGGCGGTGGCACTCGTCAAAGATTACAAAGTAGTCTTTATACTCGGTGTATTTCTTATTCAGCATATTATAAGTACACGTCTCATACTCAATTTGTGGGTAGTGTTCGGCGATAGTACGTTGCCAGCCACCCTCGTTGACTTTCGACGCTGGAGCTACTATAAGTAACTTTTTATCTTTAAAGTATTTTTGGTGGTGTTCTAGTCCCATTATTGTTTTACCAGTACCAGTATCCATATCATATAGGTAATTTGGTTTGACGTGTTTAAAGTATTCCTCTTGATATTTATATAATGTTATCAATTACTCTTGCCACGTCCTCAACACTCCTAGCTACTAAACTAATACCTCCAGCTTTTTTAATTTCCATTAGGTTTACGTCTTGTAGGGGAGATGTTTTACCTTTTTCGTTTTTGACCTCTATACCTATAAATCTACCTTTGTAACAAGCCAATATATCGGGTACACCGACTTGGCTAAACTGGTTACCAAAATACTTTACGTAGTACGCTCCTTTAGATTTCAAGTAACTTTTTATTTTGTTTTCAATGTTCTTTTCTCTCATATTTGACACCTTTTTTAATTTGTGATATATTTAAAGATAAGATAACATACGTAATTATTTATCAATATCCCTTGCGTGCTTTGGTTGGTAGCTTGGGATATTTTCTATTTGTTCCTCAAAATCTTCATAGATTAAACTAGCTGTAATTATTGCTAGGATAAGTGTACCTAAACCAAACCAAGTAAGTTGTGTTAATTGATTTGTTATAAAACTATAAATAGTAAGCATATAAAAATCGTGTATCATAACTCCTATACAAAGTAAGAATATAACAGCTTTTATGACGTTACCCCATTTAATTTTTTTCTTTTTCATTTTATCCCTCCGTGTTAGTCGTCCTTTTTTCTTCTCGGTACTTTAAAATAATCAATTATAGCGTGTACCTCCGCTTTTTTCTCTTTACCAAAGTCGGTACTTGGAAAATCACGTCTATTGTATAACTCTTGTACTGTCTTTTCGCTCCAGCCCGTTAAGTTGGCAAACTCTTTGATACTAATAAATTGTATAAGGTTAGCTTTTTCTTTGACCTCATTTAAACTAGCGACTAACTCTTTTATTTTATCTAGCTCTACATCTATATTAGTATCTAGTGTTACATTAACTCCGCATACTTTTTATACCTCCTTTATTTCTTTTTTACCGATTAAATCGGTATTATTAAGTAAAAAATTTATGCTATTGTAAGGTATATTGTATACCTCTTCGATACGTTTTATTTGAGGTACGTTTGGATATGTTTCTCCACGTTCCCAGTTACTCAACGTATCTTTACTAACACCTATTTTTATGCTTGCCTCTTCCAAAGACCAACCTTTGTTTATCCTTATGGCTCTAAGTGTTAACGTTTCCATTTATAAGCTATCCTCCTCTCTGGTACCTTTGTACAATGACATATTACCACGGTTTAATCGGTATTGTCAATATCATTTTATAAAGTTTTTTGTTTTTTTCGTAATTTTTTACAAAAAATTATAAAAACCCCTTGTTTTAATCGGTAAAATATATTATAATGTAAATGTAATGTAAAGGGGGTTACTTAAATGGGTGATAATAAAGAAATAAATAAAACCGCTCAAGAGCTATTAAAGATTATATCTAAGTATGATTTAGATAAAGACAAAAAAGAAAAAGTTAACATTATTATAAAAAATGTTAACGATAAAACAAATAGCGAAAAATATCTTGATTATATAAATACTTTTTTATCTACTAAAAATAAAAAAGAGTGGGACGAGCGAGATATGTACCAATATCTTACTAACAAAGTACACTATGATAAGGCAAAAGATATTTTTAGTAAAAACTTACAATATTATATGAAAATAAAAAATAAAAACGTTACCGATTTATCTAACGACTTGTGGGTATCTTATTCAACAGTTAATGACTGGTACAATGGTAGAGCTTACCCTAGACCCGATAAAATAGAAATGTTAGCTAAATATTTAGACGTTAATACAAGCGATTTGACCGAGGAGCGTACAGCTAAAGTACCAGTACTTGGACGTATTCCAGCTGGGATACCTAACGAGGCTATTGAATATATAGAGGACTGGGAGGAGATACCAGCCAGTTGGCTTAATAGTGATAAAGAGTATTTTGCTTTAAGGATAAAAGGTACAAGTATGACACCTAAATATCAAGACGGAGACATTGTTATATTTCAGCGTGCTAGCCGTTGCGATAGTCGGTAAAAATTGTGCTGTTATGATAGACAATAGCGAGGTTACATTTAAAAAGTTAATAGAGAGCGAGGCGGGTATTATATTACAACCGCTTAACGATAAAGATTTTGAGCCTATGTTTTTTAGTAAAAAACAAATATTAGAAAAAAATATAAAAATAATAGGTATACCAAAAGAAATAAGGCGTCAAGCCGATTAAACAAAAAAGAGGTTAAAGCGTACAGTTTTGGACGACTAACACTTTAACCCATAACAACAAAACACTTGCGTATTTTGTATGTAGTTATTATATATGATTACCTACTTTTTTACAAGTGTTTTGGATAAAAAAGGAGGTAATTTTTATGGCTAAAAAAAGGTCAAGAGGAAATGGAGAGGGTACAATTTTACAACGTACTCTTAGAGGTAAAAAAGTATGGGTTGCGGAGTATACACTAGGATACACGGACGAGCGGTAAAAGGAAATACAAAACCTTTTATGGGAAAACAAGACAAGAGGTTAAGGATAAATTAGAGGCTCTTATAACTCAAATAAACACGGATACATACGTTGATAAGTCAAATATAACTATGTATCAAATAGGTAAAAATTATATTGAGGAGCTACATAATCTAAACCGTATTATTGATAGTACTTATATTAGAAAATTAAATATATTACGTCAAATAGACGGTCATTATATCGCTCGTAAAGAGATACAAAAGATAACTGGAGACGATGTTAAAGATTTCTTAGTTTATCTTACTAAATACGCCAATAGTACAATTAAAAAAAGTTTTGGGTTGTCTAATACTATATTTAAAATAGCAATAAAAAAGAATATTGTAAAATATAACTTTTTTGAGGATACTTTCGATTATCCAAAACCAAAATCAAGTAAACCAAGTAAAAAAGTATCCGCTTTTACAGTTCAAGACCAAAAAGAGTTTTTGGACGTTATATTTAATAAAGAGAAAAAAGTACTATACAAAGTACAATTTTTACTTAGTATGTATTGTGGTATGCGTATGGGAGAGATTAACGCCTTATATTTAAGCGATATAGACTTTGATAACAACGCTATACATATATCACGTACTTTAACCAAAGATGTTAACGACCGTACAGTTATGGGAGTAACAACTAAAACTTACGCTGGTACACGTACAGTTTATTTTAATAATGAAATAAAAAATATATTAGAGCAACATATTAAAAACAATAATATAACCGATTTATTATTTATAGACAAAAACAATAAATCTTTTATAACTACTAGTCAAGTTAACTCAGCATTTAAAAGATTATGCGAGAAATATAATATCAATAAAGGTCTTGGTGTAAACCAGCACCAGTTGAGACATACTTTTGCTACAAGATGTATCGAGGCTGGTATGCCAGCAAACGTATTACAAAAAATACTTGGTCATACCGATATAAAAACAACTTTAGATATTTACTGTGATGTTTTTAATACTTTCGAGAAAAAGCACCGTGATAATACATTTGAGTACTTGCAAACTAATAACTTAACGATTTCAAGTGTACAGTAGTACGTACAGTAACGCCACTACATTTTAAAAATATCTAGGTACATTTGAAAAATAACAAAAACTCTAAAAGTCAATAAAATAGCACTTTTAAGCAATTTAAAAAAGTAGGTAAAATTACCTACTTTTCTTATTTTTGGTTGCGGGGGTAAGATACTAAACCCATAAAGTCCTTATATATCAACGTTTCTATTTTTCGGTACAGTAATAGTACAGTAACCGAGGTATAATTTGATATTATTGTCGAAATATGATAAAATGTGTCGATAATAGGAGGTTGAAAAATGTTTCAAGACGATTTTAAGGTCTTTATTTTTAGTAGAATAAATGAGACCGTAGACTTTTTAAAAAGATACAATATACATTACAAAAGTACAAACGATAAATATAACGAGATATACGAAAGATTAACCAAAGATTTAACACCAACTCAACGCCAAGATTTAGACGATTTACTTAGTAGTTTAAATGCAATAGCAAGTGAGGAGCAACGAGCTATTTATATTACAGCTACAAAAGATACTATTAAACTACGCAATGAGCAATTTATGGATAACGACTTTGATATACCGCATTATATTTTTGAGGAGCTTATAAGATATTACAACAAAAATAAATCTCCAGTCGTATGGGATAACTTAGTATCGCTACTTAACTTGGCTAAAGTAAATGGTAGATTATCTCAAGAGCAAGTGGACTTTTTAAAAGAAAATTACAAAT